TCACATGCTTAAAAAAGATTTATATCGTATTGGAAAATATGCTATGGGTCTTTATAAAATGATGGATGATTTTGATCATAGAGGAGAAGTTGATTTTCCTCATTGGTGGCAATCAAAAATTATAAAAGCAAAAGATATGATTATTTCTGCTAAGCATTATTTAGATGGAGAACTAACAGTACCTCAAATAGATATAACAATAGGAGAAGACATGGATATTAATGATCCTATTTTAGTTAAACAAAGAGCAGATAAAATGAAGCGTGAAAAAGAAACTAATACTCCTAAACCTAAAAAATCTATTAATCCTAATTTTAATATGGTTAAAAATGCTTCTAAGATTAAATTTTTAGAAAGAGAAAAAGCCCAATTAATGAGGGATATGGAACAAGAAGCAGAACCAGAGGGAGGACCTATTGCGGACAGATATGGTGCTCAATTAAATCGCATTGATAGGGCCATTGATAAATTAAAAAAATCTCCTACTGTAAAAGAAGGATTACCTAAAGGATTTTTTGATAAAGCCATGAAAGCTAAAGATGAAAAAGTGAATGAAGACTATGATTCATTAGTTAATAAGTTAAAAAAACAAGGCAAATCAGAAAAAGCAGCTAAAGCAATTGCAGGTGCTGTAGCATCTTATAAAGCAAAGGGTGGGGGAAAGGGCCCAACAGCAAAACAAAAATAAATAATGCAAAAATCTGAATTCATAGCGAAAATTAGAACATTAGTAAAACAGGTTTATGCTGCTAAGACAGATCAACCTGAAATTGCTAAAAGTAAATTTCCAATGATGGATAAATTTCCTCCATTAAAGGATATAATGGATGATTTATTTGATTTTCAATATGAACCTTTTGTAAACGATATACAATGGGTAGCACCTCGCCCAACTACCTTTAGAGTTATGTTAGTAAATGGAGCTAATTTTTATTTGATATATGATGGTGATGATGAAGATAAAAAATTATTTACAGCTCAAGTAGCAGGTAAAAATTATTACTTAGAATCTCTTCCTGGAGAACAACAAGCAACCGAAGCTATAGCTCGTCTATTAAGATTTAATTACGCAGCTATGGGTAAAGAAGAAGAAATTGAAGATGAAGGTTTAGAAAGTGCTTTAGGAGGTGAAGAATCAGAAGAAGTAGATGTAAATGTTGATGTTGAACCAGCAGTCCCAGAATCAGTAGAAGATTTATAATATGAATTTTAATTTAAAAAAATACCTTAAAGAGGGAAGACTACATGAAGATGTTATGTCTTGCCCCCTCCCAACTCAAGATCTAGAGTTAAATACTAAAAATCGTAATTCTGCTATTAAAGCAGAATACATTCAGTATGGCCCTCTTAATTTAAATGATACTGAATATTGGAAAAGAGCAGCAAAACATTGGAATACCACCGCAGAGGTTGCTAAAGAATCAAAATGTAAAAATTGCGTTGCTTTTGATATATCTAAAAGAATGCTTAAATGCATGCCCGGATCTGTCCAAAATGATGGATATTTAGGATATTGTTGGATGCATAACTTTAAATGCCACAGCGAAAGATCTTGCTTTACTTGGGCATCAGGTGGTCCTATTGATACAGATAAAGTATCTTATGAATGGCAAGAACGTAAACAACAAACTTAATGGATTTATTTGATAAATTTTTTAAGAAATTTTCATACAAGTTCCCTAAAGGATATCCTGACATTAATGATGTTCAGGATATGCTTATGTTAGAGGGTATGATAAAATCTATATTAGGAGAAAATTTTAATCCTCTTAAATTTTTTGATTTACAAAAATATGGAGGACCCCGACTCAAAATTTTAGATAAAAAAATTCAAAACGGTGAACTTTTTGATATGGTATCGGGTGAAAAAATAGTATTAATGTATACTAAACCCGAATATGAAGAATTATTTAAAAATGCTGACGCCGCTGCTATAAAAAAAATAGGAGGACCTAAAATTAATTCTATTTTCTTTTTTAGGGATAAAAATAATAAAGAGTATGCTATAAAAGATTTGCTTAAAAATACTGATTTTGGAGGTAGGGGAGTAGGATCTGGAACTAAAGCTGAAGACATTGCCTTATTAGATATATCCAACCAATTAAAAGAAATTGGACCAGTTACTGTAGTCTTAAAAGAGGGAGGTAAATCTTATAAGGGAATAGACGGTGCTACTACTTTTAGAGGTACTCCAAAAGCAGATTTTTCGTTAGATGCTGGAGGTGAAGAATTAATTTTTATCTCACATAAAGACGGTAAAGGCCCTAAAGATTTTCAACAATATGGGGGATTTAAGGGTATTAACCAATATACAGAAGTTAAGTCTTTTGTAGAAGATGTAAGGAAGTTAACAGGGGGTCAATTAGAAAGAGGACAATCCTTCAGAAGAAAAATTTCTGATGAAGAAATTAAACTTAAATCTGTTTATGGTTTAAATTTTGGAAATGAACCCGGACTTAACAATTGCCAAGTACTTCTTCAAGGTCCCTTAACACTAGATCGTTTAGAAGATAATACTTATTTATTAGATGCTACTCATAAAATAATAACTCCAACTTTACCTTCTGGTGAATATGAGCCCTATTTATATGTAACCTTTAGAAGTGATAGAAATAATGAAGGAATAAAAGATGCTAGATTTGGAGTATACCCAGAAGCATATAAACGATCTGCTGTAGAAATATAATATTTATAAACATGCTTAAACAATACATTCAGGAGGCAATAAGAGGCTATGGGGCACCTAAAAAATCATGTTCGTGTGGTTGTGGGGGTTGCAGTGACCCACAACCTAAACTTGCATTATTGGAGAGTAAAGCGCCTATAAGCGAAGGTCTCCGCTATCACATCGATAATGGCATTTCATTGCAAGAGAATGTATTTAGAATAGGATCTAAAAAATATTTACAATTATTTGCTGAAGCAAGAATGCTCCTTGAGTGGGGTACTATTAGCTTAGATGAAAATAGTAAATTTCTTATTGAAAATACTGACATTGGTAAGTTTGGTATTTACGAAGGTGAAAAAGTACCACTTGATTTACCTATGTTAAATGAGTGGAATTTAGAAGAAAATAAAAAGAAAAAGAAAAAAGATCCCCCAATCGGTAAACCAATGCGTTCTTCTTCTGGGGGTAAAGCTTATAAAGTTTATGTTAGAGATCCTAAAACCAAAAAAGTTAAAACAGTACGTTTTGGTTCTGGTGGTTTAAGAGCTAAAATTAGAAACCCCAAAGCAAGAAATGCTTTCTCTAAAAGACATGATTGCCCCAATAAAAAAGATAGAATGAAAGCTTCATATTGGAGCTGTAACCTCCCAAGATATGCTCCAGCTCTCGGTCTTGGTCCTAAAATGAATACTTTTTGGTAATGAATAATTTTGATTATAAAAAATACGTATACAATAATCCTCTCTTAAAAGAAGAATTAAAGGATAATGGCCCTGAAGAAAAAGCATTTGATACTGAGTTTGATACTTTAGGAGATCAATTAGCAAAGGCTATTGAAGGTGAGTTGGAGGGTAAAGCAAAAAAATTAGATGAAGTAGCAGGTATAGTAGGTATACTAGGCTATATTCTTTTATCTAATACAGTAGCCAATATGCTTGCTAAATTTGCTCAAAAACAAGCTAAAAAATATGATTGGGGCAAGGGCCAAGAAGCTGCTAAAAATATTTACAAATGGACTCATGATAATGAAAAAGCCTTTCAGGCTCCTATTAGAAGAGTAGTTGCTTTATTTACTAAGGATCCTAAAAAACAAGACCAAATAGCAAGTATTCTTTATGCTGTTGTTATTTTATTAATGGCTGGTCAAGCAGGAGGAAATGCCGCATCTTATCTTAAAAAATCAAGTTATCTTAAAGGTGGTTTATACAGTTTAAAATCTCTAATTAAGGGTAAAGAAGTTCACACGATTTTTAAAGATGTATTATCAGATATAATATAATGCACCCTTATACTGATAATTCAAATATAAGAACATTTGCTGAAGATGTAGACCCTATGGAACTAATTTGGCATGAAGATCAAGAAGATAGAACAATAGAAGTAATAGAGGGAAATGGGTGGAAATTTCAATTTGATGAAGAAATTCCGTTTGAACTTAAAGAAAATAGTAGTTTTGACATCCCTTGTGGATATTTACATCGTGTAATAAAAGGTAATGGAAACTTAACAATAAAAATTATAAAAAAATGAATACTCAAGAGTTATTTGAACAAATCGATGCTTTATATGGAACATTTAAAGCTGAACATGAAGGTACATCTAAAGCAGCCCACGGTAGAGCTCGTAAAGCTTTAGGTGAAATTAAAAAACTTGTAACAGAATACAGAAAAGCATCTGTAGCAGAAGACAAGAAGTAAAAAACATATAGACTAGATTCATATCCTAGTCGATCTTTATAAAAAATGAGAGATGTGGCCTCAATTTGGGGTCACATCTTTTTGTTTGTATATTTACATTAATATTAATACGATAATGGAAAAAATAGTAATAATTGGAGCAGGTGTAGCGGGTGTTAATGCTGCAACTAAGTTAGTAGATGAAGGGTTTGATGGTAATATTACCATCTTAGATATGGGTAATGATCCTTACCTTCGTAAACCCGAAGAAGTAATGACAGGTTTTATGGGTGCTGGGGGTTGGTCTGATGGTAAACTTACATATCACACTTCAATAGGAGGTCATTTAACCAAATATACAGGTGATGAAAAAGCAATGGAGTTAATGGATCAAGTAATTAATAACTTTAAACGTTTTCATCCCAAACCAGAAGAAGTACAATGTTCTAATCCTGTAGCAGAACCTGATTTTATTAAACCATATTTTGGATTACGCCTATTCCCAGTATGGCATGTAGGTACAGATTATTTACATGAAATTGGTAAAAATTGGTACGACTATTTATGTTCCAAAGGTGTTAATTTCCATTGGAATACTAAAGTAACTAAAGTGTTTTTTGAAGATAACAGAATTAGTTTTGAACACCTTAATAGAGATCAAAAAGGGGGAGGCACTTTAAGTTATGACCGCTTAATTTTTGGTGTAGGCAAATCAGGTATTGACTTTGGTAAGCGCTTAGCAGAACATTATGATTTACCTACTGAGTCAAAACCCGTTCAAATTGGTGTACGTTTTGAAGCTCCACAAAAACATTTTCAAAAACTTATTGATGTAAGTTATGATTTCAAATTATATCGTAAATTTGAAGATAAAGGTGTATCACTTCGTTCATTCTGTACAAACAACAATGCAGCTTATGTAGCACTTGAAGAAACATATGGTGATTACAGTTATAATGGCCATGCTAAGAAAGGGGAAGAACATAGAAACGATATGACTAACTTTGGTATCTTAATGGAAGTTAAAGGTATTGATAAACCCTTTGATTGGTCTCGTGAATTAGTTTCTAAAGTGCAAAAATCTACTATTGTAGAGGGTGAAGGTATGGGTGGTAAAAAAGCAGTAGGCCGTTTTGAAGCAAAATATAAAGCAGGACTTTACTACAGCCCTTCAGGTAAGGATAAAACCCTTACTTCAGAGGGTGATTGGGTAAAAGCTCATTATATTGGAGAAAAAGGTCTTCAAGAAGTAAGAGAGGCATTTAAAGGATATTTTAAATACATTGAGGATTTTATTGAGGATATGAAAAAAATATTTCCAACACTTGGAGATGATTGGGGAATTTATGTACCTGAAGTTAAATATCTTTCACCTGAACCCCTTGTAAATTACCAAGATTTAAGTTTAACTACATATCCTAATGTACACTTTGTAGGCGATGCCTTAAGTGCAAGAGGTATAACAGTATCAGGAGCACAAGGCACTTTAGTAGCAGAACAAATTTTAAACCAAAAAGAAGTAAATGATTTTTTAGAATGGGCCGATAAACCAGGTCCTTGGTCTGAAGAGGATGATAAGATTTTTACTATTGGGGGTTTAACTAATGATAAAGATAAAAGTTTTATGGAATTTGTAAATAAAAAGTAATGACTCAAGATAATAAATGGCCTTTACCAACTCGAACTAAAACTCCTGATGGTACTATATTACATCATTGGGATGGTAAACTACATAATTGGGATGGTCCTGCTCTTATACCTCAGGGTGAGAGACGGTTTAGAGAATATTATATTTATGGGATTTATCATACTGAAGAACAATGGAAAGAAGTTCGAAGAGAAAGAAATGGAGTTCCATGGTATAAAAACCCTGCAATGAGAGAATCAGCACGTCAAGGAGGATAAAATAATATTATTATGAAAATAGGTTTTTGTGGAACAATGTCTGTAGGTAAAACAACGCTTGTAAATGCGTTAAAAGAATTACCTGAATTTAAGGGATATAATTTTGCTACTGAACGTAGTAAGTATCTTAGTTCATTGGGAATACCATTGAATCATGAAACTACTATTGAAGGTCAAACTATATTTCTTGCAGAACGTATTACAGAATTAATGCAAGAAAATCTTATTACTGATAGAACAATTATTGATGTTATGGCATTTACTAATTGTGCTAAAAAAGTAAGTTATTTAGATGGTGATGCTTTTAAGGAATATGCTAAACGCTTTGTAAAACAATATGATTTTATATTTTATATTTCACCAGAGGGTTTAGGTATAGAGGATAATGGAATTCGTGAAACAAATATGGAATATAGAAATGAAATTGATGCAGAAATTCAGAAATTATTATTTGAATGTCGTCCTATTTTTTATACTATTAAGGGATCAACTGAAGAACGTATTAAACAAATTTTAAAAACTATTAATTATTAATATTTATTATTATGAAATTATGGAAATATATTTTAGGAGCTATTGCTTTTATAGGAGGATTATTAGCTGTTAATTCTTCTAAAGAAAAAAAATCAACTAAAAAAAAGGTTGAAGCTAATAAAAAAGAAATTAAAACAGTTAAGGCTAAAACTAAAAAAGTAGAAGCTAAAAAAGTAGAAACTAAAAAAGCTATTAAAAATCAAGATAAAAAAATAGCAAAAACTAAAGCCAAAGTTAAATCAACTAATAGTGCTAAAAAAACTACTAGTGATTTTAAGAAAAAATATAGAACTAAGAAAAAATGAAACACATACTAACTACACTATTATTATGTGTATCTAGTTTATGTTTTTCACAAGATACTCTTCAAATTCCTGCTATAGAACTTGAAGAATTTTTTTTAGCTTTAGATACTCTTGAAAGGCAAGATTCTATCAAAACTATTTTAATTGGACAATTAGAAAAACAAATAGAATTTCATTTAGAGTTAAATGACCATAATGATAATATTATCCTTTATAGAGACGAAGAGATAGAATTATTAAATGATCAAATTATCCTTTATAAAGATAGATTAAATGAAGTAGATAAATGGTATAAAAAACCCTGGGTAGGGGTAGTGGGAACACTTTTATTATTACATGCTGTAGACTATACACTTCCTCAATGAGCAACCTTAAAAAGATAATAAGGCAAGAATACGTAAAATGTGCTCAGGATCCTGTACACTTTATGAAAAAGTATTGTATGATCCAACACCCACAAAGAGGTAGAATTAATTTTCATCTATACCCTTTTCAGGAAAAAGTACTTAAATTATTTGAAGATAACCCTTATTCAATTATTCTTAAATCTCGTCAATTAGGAATTTCTACATTATCTGCGGGTTATTCTTTATGGTTAATGATTTTTCATGAGGATAAAAATATTCTTTGTATAGCTACTAAGCAAGAAACTGCTAAAAATATGGTTACAAAGGTTAAATTTATGTATGAAAATTTACCTTCATGGCTTAAAGTAGATTATGAAGAAAATAATAAATTAACTCTTCGATTAACAAATGGATCTCAAATTAAGGCAACATCAGCATCAAGTGATGCAGGTAGATCAGAAGCAGTTTCTCTCCTATTAATTGATGAGGCGGCCTTTATTGAAAATATAGGTGAAATTTGGGCCTCAGCCCAACAAACACTTGCTACTGGTGGAGGGTGTATAGCATTATCTACCCCTTATGGCACTGGTAATTGGTTCCACCAAACATGGGCTAGGGCCGAAGCTAAAGAAAATGATTTTTTACCTATTAAATTACCTTGGTATGTCCACCCAGAACGAGATCAAAGTTGGAGGGATAGACAGGATGAATTACTAGGAGATCCTAGAATGGCGGCACAAGAATGTGATTGTGACTTTAGTACTTCTGGTGATGTTGTATTTTATCCTGAGTATATGGAATTTATAGAAAGTACAACAGTTAAAGATCCACCTCCTTTCA